AATAATAGTTCCTGTTGGATTTCCAAGCTCATCAACACCGTTAATAAATGCGCCCATAGGATTTTGTCTAATACCAGAATCTAACCAAGAAGTGCGGTTTAAAGAACCGTAATACCATACACGGTCTAAGTAGTTATAGATTACATACTTATCAACCACAGTGCTATTTACGGAACAATAATACCACCAGATTTCATTAAATCCTTCGTTAGATCCACAAGTTACTTGCCATGATTGGTCTTTATTAATATCGGCAAAAACATACTGACGTAGTGCGCAAGGCAATGTTTCTACACGACCAGAGTACATATAGAACTTATCAGCACCCATCCAGTAACTAACACCATTCACCGTAATAATAGAGTTTGGACCCATAATTGAGATGTTATCCATCAATACAGTAAAGCCCCATACATACGGAGGTCCAAGATACTGCATAGAATAAATAGTAGAGTCAGTAAGAACTAAGATTTCTTGGCGGGTAAAAATAGACGTTACAATAAAAGAACCGTGTGATAGTCGGAACTCACCAGCCTGATTAGTAATCTCAGGTTCCCATTGGTAGGGGTTTTCTTGGTCAGACCAACGTACCAGCATAGGATCAAATGGTGTTAATGGGTCTGCAGGGTTGTAGGAGTTAGCCCCCATAGCAATAACAAAACGTTGAATATCAGAAGACACCACTTCATTAGTAGCGTTTGGAACCCATTGCCCGCTAGTAGCTACTGCTACGTTAGCCAAAGACGCTAAAGATTGACCCCTAAACTGCGTACCTAAAGCTGCATCCCAATAATATATCTGCCCACCACGAGGAGCAAAGACTAAATCCTCACCAAAGTTATCTGCAGACCATAAGCGAAGTTGTGAACCTACTGTTTGCGGTGCAGCATTACCCCAACCGTAAAAACTCCAAGGACCAGCACCCCAACCATTACCAAACGTAAATACATCCAGACCTACAGGAACTAGGTAGTCAACCGTAATGTTATTGCCCCCACCAGCATCTACTTTCGACGTAGTAAAGGTAATATTAGTAAGATTTGTATCTGCTGTAGTTAAAGCTGGAGCATACCAATAGCTTGTCCCATATTCAAATACTTGATGTTCTTGATTAATAACGTTTGCAGTTAACCCACCAACGGCTGTACAGTTGGACATAATTAAAAAGTCTCTAGTGTTAGAAACGTTATTAGCATCAAAGAATTGGAAGTATCCGCTTGCTATGTTAGCACCAGCAGTATGGGTTGCAGCAGTTGTATTATTAAATCCACGAACACAATCAACAGCTACGTTTGCCGTAATAGTATTATAGTAAATCTGCTCGCTATCAATCTTCATTACCCCAGCTTGAGGTGCAAAATAAGCGGCATTTGTTAGCGAGATTGTAGTTGTGTTAATTGTGACATTAGCTACTAAAGTTGTAAATCCTGTAGAGATAGTGTTGTTATAGGTTGTTCTACCAATAATAGGTGTAATGTCATAATAGAAACCACCAGACTCAACATAGAATTTAAGGTTTGTGCCAATACCAAGGTAGTTAAATCCAGCCAAAGTAGCCCAGTTCCAAATAGAACGAGCAACACCTAAGAATCTATTAGCACTTAGCCGAATCCAACCACCTAGCTTTTCTGGAAAGCCAGAACGAAACCGAATTTTATCGCCGTCAAAATACCCACCCTCATTGCTGTAATCGGTGCCTTCTCGGTTTAAACCAGGTCGTAATTGTATTTTTTGTAATGGCATTTGGGTTTACCCTAACATTCTTAATGATTCTACTTTTACTTCATTTACTCGGCGTTCCCAACCTTTACCAAAAGTAGGCCAAGTATTAAGAGACTTTAGGAATTGTAAACGAGCATTACAGAAGTCTTCTATAAGATTAGTTGGATCCGCCTGATTTACGGCAGCCATAGTAGCTGGGCCAATACCACCGTCAACAGTAACCCCAACACAACCCTGCAACAGTTTAACGGCACGCCCGACCCCGGAATTAACAGCGCAGTCAAAAACAGCGTAGTCAAGACCAGATACAAACTCATCAGCTCTGCAAGCATCCCAGTATTTCCTTTTATATAAAGGTGCTACATCATCAGGAGTTAAGGCTCTCATCTGCTTCTCATCTACAGGATGACCCACCCAGCTTTCCCATACTTTAGCAGTAACTCCCAAGTTAGTCATGCCACCCGGATCAGACGGGTGGTTTACAAACCCACCCTCGTGGACAAGCAGTTTTTTTAAACAAGCGTCAAAATTACTTAGCATTAAAAATGCCTATTTGTTCATTGAGCCATGCCTGTAAAGAAACCAGTTGCTGCGTAGTTATCGCACATTTTTCAATAAATTGAGGGTCGGTGGGGGTTCCATCAGTAGGGCTGGTGGTGTTGGAAATTGTGCCTGTTTGACTGCTACTGGAGAGGCGCACCCCACCATAAGTAGACTTAATAAGAGCAAGCTTGTTTTGATAGTCATTTTTTACCTTTTCATTTACTTGGAAAGCTTCTTTAGCTTTGTAGAGATTAATCATTTCCTGTTCTTTAGCTTGTGCTTCAGCTTTAGATACATAGGCATCATATTTTACAGATTGATACTTTCCGTAGCCTATGCCACCAACAGCCGCCAAAGATAGGGCTGCATAAATATAAAACTGAATTGGTATTGTTAGTCCGAACATTATTTTTTATCCAATGGCATCGTTGTTACAAAACGCAAAATAGCAACCACAATCCCAATACTGATAAGTACAACACCATATAGTCTTGGATCAATAAGTTTTTCAACATAGCTAAAGTTATCATAAACAACTCCTAAAATAACCAACGCAAGAGAGAACCACATGGTCTTTGAGTGCATAGCACCCACTGTCTTGCGCCTCATACTACCAAGTGATACCAATAACAGGCACCGAAGTAACTGCAACCGCTACATGTTGTTCAGGGCTAGATAAGTCTGCGCCGCAGTCATTGCATACCTTGTTAAAAAGTTCAGCTTCGTCTACATCCCGACTGCAATTAGGGCAATAGATTTCAACCTTAGTTGCTACTTCCGTAACGTCCGAAGAAAGTTCTTTAGCTTGTTGTTCAATAATCATGCTGTGTAGGTCCCAGAAACGGTGTATTTGAGAATAGTATTTGCTCCAGAAATAGTAATTGTTGGAGCGCCTGTAGTAGTTCCGCTATAGCTTGCAGTAGGTACGGAAACAACAATAACTCCTGAACCACCAGAAAAGTTACCGCCACCCGCACCGCCACCAGTATTTACACTACCATTATTACCTGCAGTACCACCACCGCCAATACCTCCAGCCGCCGCACTACTACCACCGCCACCGCCGCCACCGCCTGAGTAGTAAACATTTGAACCAGTAAGCGTGTTTAAAAAGCCAGCACCACCAGCACCTGCTACTGAGTCGCTAACTGAAGTTGCTCCAACTGCAGCGCCACCGCCACCGCCACCACTGCAAAATGTTTGACCACCACCACCAGCAAACCCTTGTCCTGATATGCCAGCACCGCCAGCACCTGCTAATGTAGGGTCAGCACCACCAGAACCGCCACCGCCGCCAGAACCACCAGCAGAACCGTTTGCTCCATAAGCTGAAGTACCAGTTTGACCACCAGCGCCGCCGCCAGTTGCTATATCAACGCCTGTAATAGAAGAATTAGTACCTGCGCCGCCAATACCGGTTCCACCACCGCCAATCACCATAGTGTAAGTAGCGCCGGGTGTTACTGAAAGGGAGCTAGCTTTAAATCCACCACCGCCACCACCACCACCAGCAGCATTAACAAAACCACCAGCACCGCCACCAGCTACAATTAAATAGTTAATGGTATACACGCCCTGTGGGAACGTTTGGAATCTAACCCATGTACCATTTGAATAGCCTTCATAAATTGCTAATTCGCTGTTGTAACGCAATATTCCATTTTGCCCTGTAGCGGAACGAGATGCTGTATTTCCAGTTGGTAAAAAGATTTGCCCAGTACTTGAGTTAGCAAAAAGGTTTGCGCCAAAAGTAGCCTGATTCAAAACAACTAAGTTTTTACCTACAGAAGCATTACCTGTAACAGTTAAGTCGCCATCAATATAGTTAAACTGTGTAGCACTAAAAATGTTTGTTCCGTCGCAGAAAATGACTTCACTTGCAGCATTAGCTATGGCAACACCGTTTCCACCAGAGGTTTTAAGAGTTACAGTAGCATTAGAAAAATTACGAACAATATAGACTTTTTCTACTGCTGGAACAATAACGTTACATGGGGCGGCTAATAACCCACCAAAAACTAATACAGCGTTACGAGCCTCATCTGGCAAACCATTAAAGTCAGTTAAAGTGTAGTTACCAACTAAAGTAATGGATTGAACCCCAGCAATGGCTTGTTCAAGTAACGTACCAAGGTTAGTATTAGTGGTCGTACCCCAAGTTCCGGCTTGTTCGCCGTTACCAATAAGTTCTAATCCGAGTGAGGTTGAATAGGTTGATGGCATTTGTTTTCCTTTATGCTGCTATAAGTTCCCAGTCTGTTACTGCATTATCTGGTATTTGACTCCAACCAGACGTTGAATTGTCGTTTATATTTGTCCAGCCGGGGTCCGGCACATCCGGAATCTGTCCCCAAACAAGTACTTGACCGATTATACCTTGTGCTTGAACGCCTGTTAAGTAGATATTTGCGTCGGCTTTAGGGTCTACTGTACCTATTTGTCCTACTGCTTGAACACCTGTTACAGTAACATTTGCAGTAGCCGTAACAACAACTGTACCGGTTTGACCTACCGCCGCTATTCCAATTAAGTAAACATTTGCGCCCCCAGTTGCGCTTGCAGTGCCTAGCTGGGTATTGCCTTGAACGCCCGTTATAAAGACATCCGCATTGGCTGCTACTGTTACGGTACCAACCTGACCAATACCCTGAACACCTGTTACAAAAACATTTGCTGTACCAATAACACTAGCAGTACCCGTCTGACCAACAGCTTGAACACCCGTTACAACAGCATTTGCGCCCGCAGTGGTGTCTACTGTGCCTAATTGTCCAACAGCTTGAACACCCGTTACATTAACTAACGCATCGCCAGTTACATTTGCAGTACCTAAATAGCCAACTGCCTGAACCCCAGTAACGGATACGGTTACTGAAACATCGCCTGCGCCAGTATCAGCAAAGGGGGCCGAAGCGAACGGGCTAAATCCAAACATAGGTTAGCTAGACCATTGTTCTGTTGGTTGTGTGGGCCATACTGGGTTAACTACAGGATTGACTGCATAGTTGCGAATTGTGCTTCTATAAGCAATAAACTCAGCTTGGTTTATTAGATATGGGTTTGATTTAGTTGGGTCACCTACGTCGGGAATAGAAGTCCAATCGGTTGTCGCAAGAATAGTTGTGGCTTGTTGTTTACATTGGGCAATTAATTCTTCAGGCGTTGGTGCAGGTTGTGGTGGTGCAATAAATTGACCATCAACATAAGTCCAACCCGGACTTGCTATATCTGATTGAACCGCAATGATTGGTGATTCAAAACCGGGTGGCGGGTTTGATGGTTGCTCATCATATTCAACAATATTAATAACATTAATGCCGTCAATGATTGCGTAGTTTTGTAACATATTTATATCCTAAAAATAAGCGGTAACAATAATAATTCCAGCAGCGCCAGCGCCACCAGTTGTGGTAGCTGTGCCTCCAGCACCACCAGCACCAACGGCGTAAGAATAAGTTGCGCTTGGTGAAGAAATAATTGCGTTTATATATCCACCCGCACCACCGCCCGAACCAGAATATCCACTACTAGTACCGCCAGCACCGCCGCCACCACCACCAGTATTTGCTGCTGCAGCCTGACCTGTACCATTTGCAGTACCTGTACCGCCACCGCCCCCAAATGGATTGTTTCCTGCAGTTCCACCCATAGAATAAAGACCAGTAATAAGATACATTCCAGCGCCACCTGTTGCCCCAGTTACTCCATAACCTATTGCTGGAGAAGCAACCGTGCCTGTACCACCTGCACCAGCACCATAATAGGCAGAACCTGTACCACCACCACCAGCAGTACAAGTTAAAAGGGAAGTTCCAAATGTAGTGCTTCCGCCAGCACTTCCATTCCCAGACGGACTAGTTGTGCTACCTCCACCGCCACCACCACCACCACCAGACATTTGCACCATTAAATACTTAGCGCCCGTTGGGGTTGTGTATGTACCAGAACCAGATGTGTATACGGTTACGTTTGGATTTGCATGAGATGTAATAGTAGTGCTATCAGAGAATGTAATGCCGCCTGAACCAAGCACCACAGTATTAGCTGTTGTTGCAGTTAAAAGCGTAACGCCGTTGCTTTGAAGTGCGAGGTTGCCAGTATTATCCGCAGTAGTACGGATTCCTGTTATTCCTGAGCTTACGCCATTATCGGCATTGATTGTATTAGGCATTATTATTCTCCGTCAGGTGGAAGCGGCGTGTTGCCTTCGGCTAACCATGCAAGGTAGGCTTGCCAATCTGTGTTGTCTGGGTCGTTAGGGATAAAAGCACCGTCAGGCAATCGTTTAATGTATAGATTTGTCACTTCGCCTGCTTGGTCTAACAGTTGTTGATAGTTGTATTCCATTTTATAATTCCGCAGACATATTTAAAGTGCCAACATAGACTAATTGTTGATAGGCGGTTCTTGAAACGGTTGCACCAGTTAAGTCAAACGAAACTGCATCAATACCTAATTTTGGAACTGCAGTTGCAGTAAAGGTTGTTGTTCCGCTACCAATAGCATCTCCAGTAAGACCAGATGTTGTAATGGTTGGCGCAGTTCTAAAAGGCACATAAGTTGGACAAATAACTCTGCCAGCAGTTGTATTATAAAATTGACCAAATATTCTATAGTTATCTGTTCCGTTGATAGTTTGATAATAACGCTGACACATAACTAACTGCGTACCATAATCAACATACTCAAATCCAGTAGCAGAACTACCTACTTCTAGTTGTACGCCTGTTACATAAAATGTTGCACCGTTTGTACCTACTACGGATGTTGCGCCTGTTGAAGAAAAATATTGTCCAGCAGTCCAAGCGCCAGCAGTATTGCTATAAGTTGTGCCAACACCAAGTCCAAATCTAACAGTTATTCCAGCACCATTAGTTGTAAGCCATGTTCCTGATGTATCACCAGCAACAGTTACGCTGATTGAAGTCCAAGTATTTGCCGTGGAAATTGTGTAGCTAAATGGGTAAGCCCTGTTTTGTGCCGAATTTTGAAATGCACCGCCAAAAGTTCCTGTTAATGAAGAATAAACCTGAAAAGACAATGTAACTGTTTTAGCATTGGCAGTTCCCCAACCAAGGTCTGCAACATTTAAACCCTCTATTAACTGATTAAACATAAAATAACCACCAGCAGGAACAGAATATGCAGATAATGAAGTTATTAACGATGAATTAATAAAACCAGCAGGTGTAATAGATGATTGTTGTACACTAAATTTAGATGCAGCACTTAATGAAACTTGCCATCTATCTAATGTATAAGTTCCATCTCCTGTAGGAGTAACACTAGCACCAGCATTACGCTGGTCAATACGCATATCACCGTTAATAATACGGTTCTTAAAGCGTGAAGCATTACCAGCGCCAATTGGGGTTGTGCCAATAGTAAGACCAGACGTAGTTAAAGACGTGCTTGTATCCCCACCCGGAGATGTGATTCCCGTTGTTCCGTTTAAGGTTATTGGCATTTCAAATCCTTAAGGTGTAGGTATTAAAACCCAAGACAATGTAGCTTCGTCCCAAGTATAAGATTTACCATCATCAGGATATGGTACTGGAGCTTCCCATAGATATGTAGATGTATTTAAAATCCAGCTTGGATAAGGTTGCGGTGCATAAAATACTCCTACAACGCCGTCAATTATGTAAGAATTATCATATGTATATCCAATACCAGCGTAGTTTGCACGAAGCGGAGTTCCCCCGTCTGGAGTACGTGGCGGTGCAGGAGGAGACGGTGCGTAATGCACATTTCCATAAGTGTTGTAGCTAGTCTGAACCCAAAATCCCGGCTGCGTATCCACAAACTCTTGGTCAGCGGCAATAACTTCTGAAACTAAGAATTTAGAGGCTTCTGCTGTTTGTTCGCATTTTGCAAAATATGACATGTTTTATTACTCCTTTTAAGCTGTATATGTACCACTATCTGTGTATTTTAATATAGTATTAGCGCCACTAGTAGTAATCGTAGGGCTGCCAGTAGTTTTTCCTGAATAACTTTTTGTTGGGACTGAGAGGATGATTACACCTTTACCGCCTGAACCGCCATAGTATATATTGCCATCACCAGAAGATCCACCGCCTCCGCCGCCGCCAAGGTTTACAGTTCCATTACCAGCAGGGGAAGTTTGTCCACCAGCACCACCACCACCAGCACCACCACCAGCAGCAATACCACCGGACACTCCATACGCTGAACCACCACCACCGCCAGCGTAAGTAATTGATGTTCCAGTTATTGAATTTGCTAATCCAGCACCGCCAGCACCCGCATAAATAGTAGAAGAAGTATTTCCACCTACAGCACCTGCTCCACCACCACCGCCGTTAGGGTATGGAGAAACACCAGCCGTGGCAGCAGCGTTACCGCCTTGGTTACCTTGACCGGCTGTTCCTGCAGCGTTGCCTGAGTTGAAAGACCCAGCACCACCACCAGATCCGCCTGCAATACCAGCTCCGTTATTGCCACCACCGCCACCGCCAACTGCTGTAGTTAAACCAGTAAATGTAGAATTTGAACCATTATTGCCGGGATTATTAGCACCGCCGTTTGTACCACCACCCCCAACAGTAGCTGTGTAAACAGTATTTGGAATAAGTGTTGTTGTTCCTGTCAACATACCACCTGCTCCACCACCAGCGCCACCAGCATTAAATCCACCAAGCGGGGTTCCACCACCAGCGCCACCGGCTACGAGTAGGTAAGTAACTATATATTTACCTTTACCGGATGTTAGCCCAAAGGCTTTAACAGAAGGTCCTCTGGCTCCAAGTAATGGCATATTATGCGAACTGTGTCTGAGAAGCTAATACCGTATAAGTTGCATTAGCTGTTTTTATTGCAGTAAAGGAATAAACATCAATACCCCTAGCGTTTCCAGAAGTTGGCGCAGAGTTACCTTGCCATTTTGGAGTTACTGCAACACCATCAATTTGGTACCCACTTACGTAATAGGCTGTATTTCCTTGGGTGTTCATAAATACTAAGCTAATAGATTGACCATTAGACATAGCATTGTTTAACGGAATTGTTGCGCTTCCACGCAGATTGATTGTGGTATTGGCTGTAGCATTGCTTGTATACAATAATATGTTTTGGGTAATAGCATCAAAGTTAACATTGGCTCCTGCCGCTGTTGCGGATACTGTTACTTTTTCTTCTATTGAACCGTTAAAAGCGCTAACTTGATTTTGATCTAGTGTTAATGCGGTTAAATTAGCGCCACTAGTTGTAAAGACTAGATTGCCAGTTGTATCGCCCGTATAAATCAGCGATGTAGTAGTCGTGTTTCCAGCTTGTATTACGCTCATTAGATAACCACCCAGCGTTGACCGCTTGCAATAGTAACTGAAACCCCGTTAGCCTGTGTTACTGGACCAACAGAAAAGCCATTCTGTCCAGCCGCTATTGTAGCATTTGAGGTAATGTTTACGTTATTAACAATAATTGAAGAGTTTCCCGCACTTAAAGAAGCGGTTGTTTGTACCGTAGCGTCTGGGAACTTAATTCCGCCCGAAGTGATATTGGCGTATCCAGTACCTTTAGGGGTTAGCTTAATATCAATGTTGGTATCAGTACCAGTAGATGATATTGTTGGGCCTACACCAGCACCGCCCGTAACTTGGATAGCGTTATTTGCTGATGCAGTAGAGCTAACAATTAATTGTGGTAAACCAGCATTGTTTCTAAATTGCTGCGTGTCATAATCTGTGTAAGAGGCTGTAAGAGAAGAACCTTGATGGAAAAAATAACTTCCAGCGTAATTAACATAAAAATTAGCGGATCTTCCGCCTGCATTTAAAACAAGAGCCGATTGAGTAGCCGAGTTTGTATTAGCGTTATAAATTCTTGCGGTTATAGTTGCGTTAGAAGCTGCTTGTACATCTAAAAGGTTTGCTGGAGCTGCAGTACCAATACCTACACGGTTATTACCAGCATCAACAAATAATGTGTTTGTATTAACAGCTAAGTTGCCAGCTTGATTAATTGTTAATTTAACATCTGAAGTAGTCCAATCAGCAGCACCTGTGCTTGTAGCATTGTAAAAAGACAAAACTCCTACACCATTAGGACTATTTCTAACAAGTCCAATTGCTGCTTTTGCATAAGTAGAATCTGAAGAAAATTCAACACCAGCTATACCAATATTTGCATTATTATTAGTAATTCTTTGTCCAGCAAATCCTGTGCTATTAACTGCTGTTACATTTAGTTTTTGTGGCACTGTGGTAGTGCCAACCCCTACATTACCACTAGATGTTGCAAGTAATGTTGTGCTTGTTGAATTAATGGTTGTGGCTGTTATGTTTGTAAAAGCGCCTGTATTAGCAGTTGTAGCGCCAATAGTCATGTTGTTAATAGAACCACCTAAAAACCTGTAGCTACTAATATTGCCCGTTGCGTCTTCATAAACCGCTTGTTCAGAAGGGTAGGTGACAAATACGTCTTTAGTACCAGCAGTAAAAGTTACGGCGGCATTAGCAGCGCTTGATGAGAGGATTGTGTCTCTTGATAAAGAACTGTTAGCTAAATAGTACGTGCCAATACCTACTTCCCATTCATCAGTTGTTTGACCCGCAATGGTGTAGTAAGTAGTGTTGTTATTACCAATAACTGCAAAAGTCTGATAACCAGTCGGTGCAGTAGCCGCAAGTACAACAGTGCCCGTACCAGTCGTAGTGGTATTGACCTTTACACGATCTTCAAGAATAAGAGCCATTTAAAGCTCCTTACGCTATCCGGATTATGGCGTTTGTAGAATCGGCTGTTGGGAAAATAACAGTAAAAGTACCATTGGTAGAAGTTTTATCTGCACCAAAAGCCAACACTGCAACAGCGGTATTTGCTGTGCTGTTATAAATCAAAGCGCCGTTAGCAGTAATGTTTGCATTTGTCCATGACGTATTTGAAAAAGACATGAATGCTACGTTGCCTGTACTAGTTGGGCTTGTGCTAATCGTTAGTGTATTACCACCAGCGGTATAGTTTGAACTTGAACTAGTCTGCTCATTTAACGTTGTATAAGCGGTTGTTGCATTGCTTAATGTTGCTGAGCTTGTGTATAGCGCTAGCTTGTAAACTGGTGTTGCGCCTGATGTTAAGTTTTGCTGACCGGCAAGGATTTGCACCTTGAACGAGTCGCACATTGCTTGGGTAATTGCCATTTCTTGCTCCTAAATAAGTGGTGTTACGGGTTTACTGGGATCTTAGCTTGCCCGTCTCTATAAGCGTCGCCTCTTTCAAGTCCTGTTCCTAAACGGTTTAACTGCATCATTGCCTCATTGTACTTAGTATTATATAGAGAAAGCATGTCCGCTTCGCCTTTCATATAGGTATAAGCTTCAACCAAAGAACCATATAAAAGGACAGGATCATAGTTATCGCCAAGCCAAGATGTTCCAGCAGTAACAATAGACTCTGGGTAATAAAAATAATGTAGTTCAGCGCCATAGGCAGCGTCAGGAGTTGGGCCAAGAATAAAAGTTAGTTCATTAGGGTCGTTCAATCTAGAACCAAACAAAGCATAATATCGGGGTAAACCCGTAGCGGTTGGATCTGGATACGCCTGACGAATAAAATTAACGTCTTTATTAAGTAAATATTCATAAGTGCCATCTGCCTGAATAACTGCCAATGAATAAGTAGACAGATAATCGTTTGGACATGCTAGATACTTACTTGTGCTAGAGCAGTTGCCCGTAACGTTTTTTCGCAATGAAGGAATCTGCACCATATTATAAATACGTGCTTCAGCCTGCTCAATAAAAGTATTAATCTGAGTGGTTACATTAACCGTACTCGTATTACCACCAGACAGCTCTACAAACGTATCAGGAAATATATTCTCTGTATACGTCTGTATTTGCGAAAAAAGTTCGTTATAGTTCATTACGCCATTGGGCCTCTAGACATAGTGCCTTTAGTAGCAGCACCGGTACCACGAATCTTCATGCCGGAAGTCTTAGTATCTGGCTGGCTTTTAAAAGTGTTACCCACAGACATTCTGATTTCGTTTACGCCGTTACCTGGTTTAGTAACTGCGTCTTTGGCTGTGGTTATTTCTTTGCCAGACATAGTATGTGGTTCTGCATAAACGCTAGCTGAGCCTACTTCTTTACCCATTACTTTTTTAGAAAATTTAGCCATGATTACCCCTGGTTGTTGGCACGAGCCATATTACGTCCAACTGCTTTCATTGATGCGCTGGTTACAGTGCTAGCACCTTTAGAACCTTTGCCTGTCTGAATGCCTACGTTTGGACCTGAATCCCCAAGGTTTTTACCCTTAGTTTTACCTTGTTTTGTTACGCCGTCTGCTGCTTTTCTGAATGTCATAATGACTCCTAAGTTATACTAACCGTTACTGTACCAAGTTGTGTGCTACCTATCAAGTCATTTGGCGTTAAAGCATTATCAAACAACCTTGCCCCACCTACTGGATTCCAACCCCACTGAAACACCCTACTACCCATATCTGGATTCCCAAACCCGTCAGGGCTTGTACCCCCATTAATATCGGTTTGTAACCCGTTATTACCTGACTGGAAATAACTTACGTCAGGGCGTGGCTCCCGTACTGCTTGGGGGTCATTAACAGGATAGAGTCCAAGAGACAACTGTGGTTGATCTGGATCCCAACAAGTCTTACAAACTTTAATTCTATAGGGTTGTGTCTTTAATATCTGTATCCTTAATTCTTTTAATTT